TGACGTAGGGCGTCCGAAGATCGTCATCTAAGGGGGTATGTATCGCACCTGGCGGGGTAAACCCACTACGCTGCACCCGACCTCGCGAGAGGAAGCACGGTAACCAGAAGGCACAGGAAGCTGATGTGGATAGGGGGAGGGTTCCTAAGATCCGGATACGCATCAGTCAACCGATACGATACTCGAGATCTAAGATTTTTTATACTCGTTCCCCCGCAGCTACTAAGCTCAAAACACAGCCAGAAAACCTTTAAGAAAAAATCTTTTACATTTAAATTTGCATTTAAATTTGTGTTTAAATTTGGCATTATGTCTTCATACGCCAATATCCTGTCGGGAGTTTTGGCCAGGCCGCGTAGTGGAAGTTTCACCGCCTCGGGGCAATATCGCCGGTATGTTTCCGCACTGACATCCGTGGCGACCGTTGCCGGAGTACCAGAGGTCTCGAACAAGAGGATCCTTTACGAAGTGGGGGCTGCACAGAAGACTGTGGCCGCTGCGTTAGCGCCTGTCAGTGACGGGGTAACGCCTTGCGCGGTGGGTTACGACACGGTCGACATTCTGAGCGAAACTTTCTCGGGGCTCGCTCGCAGGCACTCAAACTTCTCGGCGAGCTTCAAACGCACCAACCTTTCCGGGGTGGTAGAGCGGATTGCCCGTGGGTTGGCCGCGGACAGCGCCTTCCCTGCCGGCGCTTCTAGTCGCGCTTTACTCGGTGGACGAGCCTTACGGGTACACGCCTTGTCTACCTACTTTAGCCCGAGCGGAGCGAGCCAGGAGACGGTCTTCATACCCAGGATCGTCGACAACTTCCTCTCCCCCGACGTCTTCTCCGTGATTGCCCACGCTGTTTGCGGGGAGGGTGGAGTCGTCGCGACCGATATGGTTGAAGTAAACCCAACCACCCGGGAGGTAGTGATAGACCAAGTGGATGAGACCGCATTCGCCCCTGCATGCGTCGACGCTCTCAGGTTACTGGGGGCGAATATGGCCGCAAGCGACCAGGGCGAGTTATTCGCTCTATCAGTGGTACGTGGGCTAAACCACGTTCTCACCGTAGTAGGGCATTCGGACGAGGGGGGCGTGTTGCGAGACGTGTTGAGGTGTGGTAGCGTAGGCCCGCCCTTTGGTGGTGTACACTATGGCCTCTCCGAATACGCGGGCTTGCCCGCCCTCGCCACTAGTGAGGGGAGTGCAGTGGCCGGGTACTGTGACAGTTTGCTGTTGGCTAGTGCCGCACTGGTAGCCCACTGTGACCCAGGAGTCAATTACAACGGTTCTTGGTACCCGACAGTCCTCTTCGGAGCGTCAAGCTCAGATCCTGAAACAGAGCCCGGCAGCGAGCTGGCTGGCACCACAGCCCACGCCAGAGCGAACAAGTCGGCGCTCAACGCCAGTATCGGGGCCTTCGCCGCCCTATACTGTCCTGCTCTTGCCAAGCTCTTCGGGCTACCCCCGGGGGGGCACTGCGCCCAGATATTACTGACCAGCGCGGCCCGCCAGCTTGCTCCTGAATGTAGGCACCTGTGTTCACCAAGTGTGGCCCCGTTTTATTGGATAGAGCCGACCAGCTTGATCCCACACGATTTCACAGGATACAGTGCTGAGCTGGAAGGATTCGCGTCCGTCGTAGGGAGGAATATGTCCCGTCCCATGAAGGCCTGGGAAGACTTGGCGCCTTACGGTCAGTCGGACGGGTACTCTAGCGGCTACGTGGTCCGCTTCCGCGGTGCCCGCGCCGCCCCTTTCCTGCACCACTTCCATGGGCACGAGAGTGACGGCCTGGCCCACGTGGTCATCCGTCAAATGGACGTGGAAGGGGTAATCCACCCGGGGCCGGATAATGTCGGGCTGTTGGCGGACCGGATGAGGGACAGCGCACATATCGGGCGATACCTCTGGCGCCGAGGGCAGTCGCCCCTGTGCGCGCCCTCGGAGATGTTGAATTTGGGGGAGACACTCGCCGTGAGGGTGTTCCACCTCACTCATGACGAAGAGGGCATGCCTATCCCTCATCACGTTCCTATGGCCAGGGAATTCGCTGACTTGGTAATAACGTTCAGCGCGACCGCACCCGTAGGGATCCGAGCCGGGCCATTGAGTGAGCATCCCGTCCAGGCGCAGCGCGCTAGAACCAAGGCCGCCCGGTCGCTGGCAGCCGCTGCCGCACGCACGAGAGCATACGGACCCGCTGCCCTCACTGACCTGCCCATGCTGCTAAGCGCTCCACCGGTGCTGCGCTCTAGGCAGTCGTTGCCTGAGATAGGGACAGAAGCAGCAGCGCAGCGGGGAGTGTCGTCCGACCGAAGAGCGGCTGAGGCGGCGCACGAACGCAACGACGGCGATCCGTCAGTAGGTGCCCCGGTGGCTGCTGTGATGGCAAACGACGTGAACCGCGGTCCGTCTGTGATCGCGATGGCCCGCGACTCCGGGCCGCCCGGTTTCCGTCCAGCGGACAGATCAGGCACCATGGTCGGCGCACCCCCGGCCGATGCCCTGAGCCAGAGCTCAGCTGTAGGCGCTAGTCCCGCACCCACCCCCACCGCCCCAGGCGCTGCCCCGCAGGAGAGGGCCGACTCGCAGTAATGGACGCCGCCCAGAAGCGCTCTACTGATTACGGTGCCGTTGGCAAGGCTTTGCTGGCGGTTTTGTCACGCTATGGTTTTCCCTTTAAGGACTTTGGTAGTTTACCCACTACCGTAGAATTTGTGTGTGCTGAGAAGTTGGCCCTACTCGCCGCACGTGCAGACGTCTACGATAGCGGTTTTTCGGCTGTGAAGAGTGTGGCGCCGTCCGTATTCACAGCGGACGTAGGAGAGAAGTGGGAAGCGGCGTTCAAGGAGGATGGTTCGAGACGCTCTTATGTGTTACTGCTAGCCTGTGGCATAAGCCTCTTATGCTGCAAAGCGCCCGTACAGGTGCCGGGCGACGCGGTAACTATTATAAGCTTGTTAGTCGGGCTGGTGGTTGGGGCCGTGAAGAGTCAGGTGCAGCCGGTTATGTCCTTGGCGGGTCCAGAACTGCTAGACAAGGAAACACGGACAAGACTGTTTCCTTATAAGGCAATACCTCAAGCAACTTTGAAAGCAAACGTCCACCTGACCTCGTTGCTCACCGATCTCGAGCGCGCGGGTCTGATGGGGGGTGCAACCGGAGTGATCAACCGATTGGCCGGGCGTGCGTACGATGACCAGGTCTGCGGGGCAATCTTGTACTGGGCTGGCTTGCGCGTACACCACCCGGTGCACGCCGTCACGCTGGCTACCGCGGCCATACTGTGCCCATCTGATATGAAGGGGCTGAGCACGGCACTCAAGGCGATGGGCTTGAACTCCAATCCAGCAGGAGCAGTGCTGACTGAGGCCAACTGTATCCTAGGCCGTGGCGTGGGACTGCTTGATCTCGAGGAGGAAGCGGCCCAGAGGTGTGACCAGGCCTGGGTTGAGGCGAACGTTGTGCGGATACCTGATCTTGAATTAAGGTCGGCAATACGCGATGTCTTGAGCGAGGAACTGAGGGGCCGCGTCATCCAGTTTCCCACACTAGCAGACTTCTGGGACAAACGGTGGCAGTGGTGCGTCAATGGCGCTCACAATAGGTCCCTGGATGCGAAGGTGAACGTCGACCTGAAAGCCAGGTTGCCTGGAGTCGACCGGTATTATAGGCGCATGTTTGCGGAGGCAGTCGAGGATGAGCCCATCAGTTCATGGGACGGTACAGTGCATGCGGGCGCGAGCAGCAAACTAGAACACGCAAAGACTAGGGCCATCTTTGCCTGTGACACGTTGAGTTATTTTGCCTTCGAGCACCTGCTGGGGCCCGTCGCGGCTGCGTGGCAGCATAGAAAGGTGATCCTCGACCCGGGACGTTTCGGTCAGCTAGGTATGGTGGAGAAGTTGCGCGGCGGTGAGGGCTGGGAGGGCGGTGTCAATGTCATGTTGGACTACGACGACTTTAACTCACAGCACTCTGAGGACGCAATGGTCGCACTGTTTGAGGAGACTGTAGCGGCCGTGGGATACGACGCGGTCCTGGGGGCTCGTCTGAGCAACTCTTTCAGGCACCTCTACATGCGCACTGCAGAGGGAGAGCGCCGGGTGCTAGGGTCCCTGATGTCAGGGCATCGGGCGACGACCTACGTCAACAGTGTGCTCAACGCTGCTTACATCCGCGTCGCGTTAGGACGCTCTGTGTACAACTCCTTCAAGTGCCACCACGTAGGTGACGACGTCCACATGAAAGTACCCTCTTTGGACGACGCGAGCCACGTGTTGGCCAGGTGTGCCGGATCTGGACTGCGCATGAACCCGAGCAAGCAAAGTGTTGGTACACGGTGTGCAGAGTTCCTCCGAATGGCGGTGTCAAGGTCCGGGGCATGTGGCTACCTCGCGCGGTCCGTGGCCGGGTGCGTAAGCGGCAACTGGGTAACAGAGACGCAGATGGGTCCCGTGGAGGCGCTGCGGGGCATGATAACTACAACCCGGGCCCTGATAAATAGGAGCCAGTGGCCCGGTTACGCTGACCTGTTGAGTACGTCGTGCGCCAATGTCACCCGAGTCCCTAGGAGGGTTATAACACCCTTACTTCGTGGTGATGTCGCCCTGGACGATGGGCCCAGTTACGGAGGGGGGTCGGTGATAAGGAGGTGTGTGAGCAGCTGTGACGCCGGAGCTTTATACGAAAGTCG